ATCTGCCTGTACCCTCTGCGGATCCGATTGCTTTGATACAGGCTTCACTTTTTCGATACTCAGATATCTCCTTTGCTTGCTCATTGGTCAAACCTGGTGGTTGATCCATCCATGATCTAGGGTTAGAGACTGAACCACCTTGGTTAGTTTGACCATCCATGAAGTACTCTTCTGTAACTTGAGTAGTTTCATTTGCTAGACCTAAGAAACCACCCTTCTCTTTGATGTCCTTCGTAATAAATGCTGTCTTAGGATCGTTTGCTGTATAACTTAACTTATATCCTTCCTTATCTGCTTGTATTACATATGATGTATATGGTCCTACGGGTGGACTTATGACTGGTACATTATCTTTTCGACTTATCATACCAATCATACCAATATGAGATAAACCAAAAACTCCACCGAGTCCAAGTGCAAACCACTTAGTGAAGTTAATATTTCTTTTTGGTTTTTCTTTTTCAAGTTTCATTGACAAATCTTCAATCATTATTTTAAATTAATGAATTATTTTTTAGGTGCAGCAGTCGGTACGATTGATACTGGTGCTTGCTCGATTCTGATTGTTTGTGCTGGTGCGGTTTCAGATGCTTTTGCGATTAGAAACTCCATATCTTTTTTGGATATGTTTGCATCACCACCACCTGCTCCTCCTTTCTTCTTACCTGCTGCTTGAACACCGAAGGTCGCTAAAGTTCCTGTGAAGACACTCGCTATGAAAGTTGGATCGAGTTTTTGTTCTGGTATGTTAAATGCCGCTGGCAACTTAACATATGCCAAAGTCAAAATACCTGCAGACCATGTGAGAACAGCAAGTCTTACGATTGTAGATAGAAATGCAAGTTGCTCTTCCTTATCATCCACACTCTCTTTAATTTTTGACAAGAGATTTTTTGGTTTCTCCTCAACCTTTTGTTCTGGTTTCTTATCTACCATTTTGAGCACTATAACGTACTCTTATTTAGCAAAATAAGTTTTATAGTATTTTATGAGTCCAGAGGTGGTTTTGAACTTACTTGTCCACTCTTCTGCACATTCATAAATGGCACGATTGTCATCAAAATTGTTAAGTAAAATACTTAAAGTTTGCTGTCTTAGTTTCATTTGTTCGTCATTAAGCATACTCACTTCCCTCTCCAATATATGTAAGAGAAAATATATCAAGTTCATCCATGTTATCATCAAACCACTCTCTAAATTCTTCATGAATCGCACAAGCGTTATTAACACAATGAATATCACAAGGTTCTGAAAGTGCACGGATTCTGGTGAGTGCCCAATCATGTGATATTTTAAGTGCATCTTCCAAATGATCCATAGTCTTTCCTCATGTACCTTCCAAGAATGTTACTATTATAATACATTGGTGTTCCATCGTCAAGAGCTTCCATTAATACATTATGTAGAAATAATTGTTTTGTCTCTTCATAATTTACTTTTCCAAGGGTTGTGTGGAGGGAGATGATTTCTCTCCTGAAATTGTCTCTGCCAATTTCCTTAATGTCTCGTTTAAGTTCGTCAGAGCTTCCATAGTACTTTTTCCAGTCGGACTCTGATGTAACTTTTCGTTTTCCACCTTTTGGTTTTCTTTTTTGGGTAAAGTACTTTCTTCCAATATATTGCTTTCCGTTTGTTGAATTTGTGATGCGATAGACGAATCCATAGTAATCCCCGATATCATCAGAGGTAAAAGGATTACCTTCATACATCCAAGGGTTTTCATAATCATCTGCCATCCAATGTATTTTATAACTACTTTATATATGGTCATCTACAATACAGCATCCCAATTTTTAAAACTATTTACGTGCCATTGAGAGTATGATTCTTGTAAATCCCAAAGTTTTGTGGAAGAACTTAATCTTGATAATCTTAAAGTGGATTGAAATTCTTCATCATCTTCAAAAGTTTTTTCTGATAATTTCTTTGCATATCTCCAAAATTTACTATCAAATTTAGATCCCTTTGAATAATGCCATAAGATAAAATTTTGTATTTTTTCAATTTCACGTTGAATTGCATGATTGCATTGATCTTTTGATGCTGTATCAACGACTATATTCCATGCCATTCCACAAACACATTCATAAAAAGATGTAGATGTTGCCTCCAAAGGTTCAAGAAAAGAAAATCTATTTCCATTAAGCACAGTTCTCTCACCAAAAAACATATTTTTAGCAACATAATTTTTAAAATTCAAATATCCATCAGGTGTTACTTTAAATGTGTCAATAAAATCCTTTTCAGCAATTCTCTTAGATGTTATATTATTATTGTAGAGATATCCATATGAAACACTATCAACACCAGGTATAACAAATGTCCATCCATGAGGTGTTGCAACACATTTAGTGTACAAAAGATCAGGATCTTTACCTTTTTTATCTGCAAGAATGACTGAATTGACTGGACTAATTAACTCTCTATATAAATTTTCATCTCTATCACCACCACCTCTACAGTCAAAAATTAAATCCGCATCAATTTCTTTTTCTGGATCATCTATATTTCTTTCAATTATTTTAAACAAACCTGATTCAATAACAGATTTTGATAATAAATGAGGTGAATAATGAATCGAAGTAGAATTCATTAAGAATGGGTGGAAGTGTTTAGGAGTTTTTTTACCCCAATTCTCATATAATATTCCACTTTTAAAAATTGCATTTATCTTATTATTATCTTGATAATGATTAATTCCTAAAACTTGTGATATAACACCTGTAGTATTTGGCAATGTACCCTGCCCTACTCTTTCAATTGGTGCGTTTGGATCATAATATATCTCAATATCTTCAAGTTCTTTTGTCCTAATTTTTCCATGAAGATAATAATTTAATGCAGTTATTGATGCAGCATTACCTGCACCAACTATAGACACTTTTTTCATATTGAATATTCAATAATATCTTGTAACTTAAATAGTGAGACGAATTCAATATTATTATCTTCCCATACTTTATGATTTTCCTGCCTATCAACGATTGCGACAACACGATTCACAATATAACCAGCATCTCTCAAAACATTTACTGCCTTGATCGCACTACTACCTGTAGTCGTTACATCTTCTAACACTGTAACAACAGATCCCTCTGGTGGTTTATTACCTTCAATTACTTCCTTCGTACCATATCCTTTTGGATTCTTTCTCACAATCAGAGCATCAATATGTTTACCAGAGTAATATGCTTTCTGTGCGATACCACATACTAATGGATCAGCACCAAGTGTAAGACCACCAACTGCTACTGAATCGTCCTCTACATGTTCGATCATTAGATGTGAACACAATGCATTACCTTCACAAGATAAAGTAACTGGTTTACAGTTGATATAATGCTCTGACTCTTTACCAGATGATAAAGTAAATTGTCCGTGCTTGTATGCTCTTTCTTTTAAGAGATGTAATAATGTTTTTCTATGTGTTTCCATTGTGTGTTCTTTCAATTGCTAATAAAGTATCAAGTGGAATCCATGTAGGATTCTCATCATCAAATTGTACTTCAACTTCAGTAAATAGTTTTTGATAAAATCTACTGTAAGATTCTCTTGTGTTTAGTACATTACCAAAAGGACTCATCATTTTAACCTCCAACTAATTTATCATATTCATCCGCAGCATCACGGATTGATTTTTTGAGTTCTTCAATGTCCCAGACAATCTCCTCAGAGTTTGAATCCTGAGAAGGTGTCTTTTTTGACATCTTGTTTGATTCCTCCGACGACATAACTTTCTACCTCTGTTTCTTGTGGAGCAACTTGTAAACCCTTGGAACTAATCCAGTGTTGTGTCCAAGGTAATGGATTGTTTCTCGCAGGAATATCATAAACAGGTTTTAAACCAATCGATTTCATTCTCTTATTGGCAATCCATTCAACATACTGATGAAGTAATTTATCATTCAAACCAATCATACTACCATCTTTGAATAGATACTCTGCCCATACTTTCTCTTCATTGACACATCTGTCAAACATTTGATATGTCCACTGTTCTTCTTCCTTGACAATCTGCTTCATCTCAGGATCATCACCTTTTCTCCAGTTGTTAATTATGTTTTGTGTTATTGCAAGATGCTGGTTCTCATCTCTGGCAATGAGTGATATAATTTTTGCACTCCCTTCCATGAGCTTGAGTTCCCCAAAAGCAAAACTACAAGCAAAAGAAACATAAAAACGTATTCCTTCCAGAATATTGACATTGGCAACTGCCCTATATAAGTGTCTTTTTAAATCTTTTCGTGTCCAGACTGATGAAGGTGATGCCTTCCAATCATCTCTCCACATATTTCCTTGACCCCATTCTTGTGCGTAGTTAATGAATGTGTCATATGATTCTGTCACACTCGCAGCACGTTCTAGAATACGATCATCAGATAATATCTTATCAAACACCTCTGATGGATCTGGATAAACATTCTTAATTACATAAGTGTAAGAACGTGAATGTATCATCTCCATGAATGACCACACTTCCATACATGCTTCTAACTCAGGTAGAGAACAATATGGTAAGAATGCCATACCTGGTGCACGACCCTGCACAGAGTCAAGCATAATCTGATACTTTAGATTCGAAGTATATATGTGTTTTTGCTCTGGACGTAATGATTGATAATCACCACGATCTTTTTGTAAAGATACCTCTTCTGGTCTCCAGAAATATCCTAACTGTTGCTTAGTTAAATTTTCAAATTGATTGTATTTAAAATTGTCATATCTTTGAACACCTAAAGGTTTTCCAAAAAACATGGGTTGTTTCTTGGTATCTACCTCTTCAGTATTGAATACTGTCATACCTTTAACTTCACTCATTGGTTTTCTTCCCTCTGATGAGATTTTAAATTGTGCAGGATTCACACTCTTCCTCCGATGTGTTTAAAATTTCCGAAACTAAATTATCAAGTGAAGCAGGTTCTTCTACTTCATCTGTCTTAATATCATATGTGTTTTGATAGTAACTAGTTTTCCAACCATACTTGTATGTTGTTAACCAGTCTTGTGCCATTACTGATACAGGCACCTCATTATCTGGATAGTGCTCTGGATTATAACTCCAATTGCCACTGATTGCCTGATCAAAGAATTTTTGCATCACGGAAACAATATTTATGTATCCAGTATTGTTAGGCATTTCCCATAACAAAGTGTAATTATTTTTCAAAGTCCCATATTGTGGAACAATTTGCTTAAGAGGTCCTTTCTTTGACTTCTTAGTGGACAGGTATCCTCTAGGTGGTTCGATTCCGTTTGTTGCATTAGACACAACGGAACTGCTCTCCGATGGCATTTGTGCGGACAAAGTTGAGTTCCTGACTCCGTGTTCCTTGACAAGTGCTCTAAGAGTTTCCCAATCATATTTCAAATTGTTAGGTACGAGTTCATCGACATCTTTTTTATAAGTGTCAATTGGAAGTATCCCCTGTGCATATTTAGTTCTTGAAGAATATTCACAAGCACCTTTTTCTTTGGCAAGGTTCACTGTGGACTTTATAAGATAATATTGGAATCCTTCTGTTAAGTCATGTACCAATTGCCATGCTTTTGGATCCTCATACTTGACACCTTGCTTGGCAAGATAATGTGCTAGACCAATATATCCGATACCAAGTGAACGTCGTGCCCTTGTAGCAAGTTCTGCTGCTTCGACGGGATATCCTTGAAAATCAATGAGTTCGTCAAGACTCCTAACAGCAAGATCGCAAAGAACTTCGAGATCGGTAAGATCACGTATCTTGCCAATGTTAATAGCACTAAGGATGCAGAGAGCAATTTCACCAGTTTTGTCATCAATATGTTGTATGGGTTTGGTTGGTAATGTGATTTCCTGACATAGATTACTCATCTCAACTTTGTCTATGAAAGATGAATGAGAATTGCAGTGATCAATATTCATTAAATATATTCTACCAGTTTCTGCTCTTTCTTTCAAGAGAGCAAGTATAAGTTCTTGTGCACCTATGCTAGTCTTTGGGATAGATTCATCAGATTCGTAAGTTCGATATAAGTCATCAAATGATTCAGTCCCAAAACTGTCGTAAAGGTTAGGAACATCGTGAGGAGAAAATAATGTAATTTGTTCATTGTCAATAAATCTTTGGTAAAATAAGGCACTCAACTGAATTGAGTAATCAAGTTTGCGAACTCGATTATCCTCTGTACCTTTGTTGTTCTTGAGGACTATTATGTCTTGGATTTCTTGGTGCCAGATTGGGAAGTGGACAGTCGCTGATCCACCACGGATGCCATTTTGAGTGCAACATCTGACAGTGCTTTCAAACTTTTTGAGGAACGGGACAACACCTGTGTGTTGCACTTCTCCACCCCTGATTTTAGCGTTGATCCCACGGATGCGACCTGCGTTGATACCGATCCCAGCCCTTTGAGCGACATAACGACCAACGGCCATATCACTACTAAAAATACTATCCAAGGTGTCGTCAATATCAACCAGAACGCAAGACGCATACTGCCGAAGGGGTGTTCTGACTCCTGCCATGATTGGTGTTGGGATGTTGATCCTGTGTTTTGATATAGCATCGTAATACTTTTTAACGTAATCTAATCTTGTTTCTTGTGGATATTTAGAGAAAATTGTAGCAGCAATTAACAAATACATGAACTGTGGTGTTTCATACAAGTCACCTGTGCTCCGATCTTGTACAAGATATTTGTCTACAACCTGTCTTAAACCTGCATAAGTAAACAAATAATCACGATCATGATCTATAAATGATTCTAATTTATCAAATTCCTCATCAGTATAAGAATCTATTATCTCTGAGTCATATATTCCCTTATACACACATTTCGCAACGTGATCCTTAAGATTGGGAAGTTCATGTATTCTACCATATAAATTTTTTCTTAAAGCAAATAGTAAAAGTCTTGCAGCAACATATTGATAATTAGGATGATCTAAATCAATTAAGTCACTTGCAGAACGAATAAGTATCTCCTGTATCTCTGCGGTGCTGATACCATCATAAAATTGAATTCCTGACTGAATCTCTACCTGACTAGCAGAGACCCCTGCAAGACCCTTACATGCCTCTTCTACCATGACATGCATTTTTTCTAAATTGAGTGGTTGAATCGAACCATTTCTTTTTACAACTTTAGTTCCGTTGCTCATATTTTTTTCCAGTTGTTGAATTTGATTTTTGCTTTTAATCCTGAATATGTGTTTGATTGTAACATATTCATCACATCATGTCCACATAATGTCATATCGTTAACATCTTTTTCTTTGATGTTCGATGGCCAGATAACTATTTGATCTCCTCGATCAATGGTCTTACTGATTCGTTCGACGATTTCTCTGTTACGAGGTTCGTTATCAAAAACCCAAATATAATTGCCCCAATCAAACGTCCGAATATCAATATCGGAACCGCACATAGCAACCGAGTTCTCCACGAGGGTGGAGTCGAACGGTCCTTCGAGGATGTAAATGGGTTTTTCAGTCTTGACTTTATCGAGTCCATAAATTTTTGGTGCTTCTTCATTAATCATCACAGTAATGTATTTAACAGAATTAGGACCTAGACTTCTGCCTTGAAATCCTATCAAATTATTATCAATATCGTATAGTGGAATTACAATCCTACTCTCATCTCTAGTGATATTGTCAAATGTTTGTTTATGTGTATTTGTCCACTGCTTAAATTTATTTGTAAAGAAAAATTTAGTTGGATCTAATTTTCTTTTTTCAAGATATTCCTTTGCAATTGCAACCTCTGATGCCCTTGGTAAATCTAATTTTTTTCTAAATACTGGTTTCTTAAATTCGAACTTTGGTTCCTCCACAACAAAGTTTCGACCACCTGCATGACCCTCCTTAAACTTCTCCATCACATATTGTTTATGAAGTGTGCTATCAATTTGTTTTAAGAAATTATTGAATGATAAACTTGCTCCACAGTTATGGCACTTGTAATTGGTATTCGTCTTTACCTGATAGAAGTATCCTCTTGCCTTGTTCTTGTGCTTCTGAGAGTCACCACAGATCGGACAACGAAAGTTATAGAGATTAGGTTTAACTCTTTTAAACTTCTGAAGTCTTGATGATATTAGACCAATATATTTTGAGTCAATAATATCCATTACTCACCCAAGGTATGCACAACTGGTTTTTCTGTTTTAAGGACGTTATATAAATCCATATTCTCAGCACAGGATACGGGATAAAATTCAGCATCTGAATTAAATCCATCATATCTCTTTGCTTGGTTTATGACAATCGAACCATTCTCTCCCGACACAGAACGATGAAATGTTCCACGAGGTATGAACAGTGCTCCACTATGAACATTAAGATGTACAATATGATATCGATACTTCCATTGAAGATTAACTAATTCAAATGTTCTTTCACCCTGAACCACTCTATTATAATCGTCCTGAAAACCATGAATATAAAACTGTTTCGATCCAACACAATCATCAGGAGGTGATATGGCAGTTCCATTATGAATGACTAGATCAGATGCATTTGATTCTTCTACTGAGATGTCATAAAAAATAACATCCTGTGTTTCACGGAACACACGATGTTTTTGAAATTCAACTTCACTCATTCCAAGTAATTACTTTACTTGCATTATACTTGATTGTGGTGGAACTGTCAACGATCTCATAAATCTCTGTCCGATTGGAGATACCACAAAACTAATTATTGTTAATGCACCTGCGATTGTCCACATTTTCTTCTCTATGGTGCGAAGACGACCATCTACTAACATTATATCCCTTTCACATCCTTTCTTAATATCTGTTGCGTGTCTGTCTAATTTCTGATCTACTTGCTCTATCTTCTCAAATAAAACTGCATCAATACGGTCTTGTTTATCTAACTTCTCATTGTGAACTGCAAGAAGTTCACCCATCTTTACAGAGTTTTCTTGTAAAGATTGTACAACTTTCTCTAGTCTTTCAAGTATAGCAGCATTAACGTTGTTATTATCATCCATCTTTCTTATTGGCTAACCACATCTTACGTGATCCATGACCACCATAGATGTATTTCTTTTTCTTTTTGACAGGAGGACTGTCGGGTGGAAGTCCTGCGATAGCACCACTACTTGCATTGTTAACTGGTGCCTCTTCTTTAAGAGACCTGATCATATTAATTATATTTTCTAACTTTGTTTTCATTTGATCTCTATTACTATCATTATTATTATCAACTTTATTTATGTATTCCTTTGATGCATCTACCATACTATCAACATCCGCATCAGTTAATCGTTGAACTGGATATACATTTGAAAATCTCCATTCTGCATCACCAGATTGGCCAGGTGTTTGATAGTCTTGATCTAGAAGAGAATCATTACGAGAAAATAACTTAGGACTTGTTCCTGCCACAGGACCTGTTGAAGCTGCAGAAAAACCAGCAATAGCACCCTGAGATCCTGTGTTATTTGCTGGTAAATCTTCTTTTAAATTTCTTATTGTTGATATGATTTTTTCTATATCCATCAGAGTGACCTAAGTTGAGATAAACACTCAGGATCTGCATCAATATTATTAACATCAGTTTTTGGATATTCAGGAATCCGATTTAAAAATACTAAAAAACTCTTAATGCAAGGCCAGAGATCTTCTTCTAAGTTATAAAATAACAAAGGTATGGCAGCATCATTAAAAACATTAAACAAAACTGTAAGATGATTTAAGATAAGGTGAACTTTAAGCTCACCATTATTTTTATATCTTTTGAGTAATCTCTTAATATATTTTATACGTTTAAGATCATCTTCAAAATCATCCCTTGTGACTGCTTGAGGATTGTCATAGAATTTTATAGCAAAGAGTAAGTAATTACTCTCATTCAATTCATCAAATTTCATATCATAAAGTTATGGTTATGTTTTAGACGTTTGTAGGATATTCGATTCCGTTAGTTCCAGTTGTAATACCAACAGTGCTACCACCTATAGCAACAAGAACTTCTGATTTTACTCTTAGGTTTCCGTGACAATCAGTGTATGTAGAAACACCTACCCAACCAGAACCTCCTGTTCTAAACTTGCTTTTTGAATCATCTGTTCCAGGCACTGCAGTAAATGTTGCAGAAGTTGCACCAGAGATACCATAGATATTTGAATCATATCCACCTTTATATCTTTGGAATATAAGTTCATCACCATTTGCAATTGCAGCAGCAACGTTACTTGCAAGACTTATTATGTTATCACTTCTAAAGAGTAACACATCACTTGCACTAACTGATGTTGAAATTGTACTTGCGAGAGATACAGATGTAGATCCAACACTACTGATAGTTGCTGAAACAGGAATACCACCAACTTGAACATCAACACTGTCTCCTCCTGCAAGACCAGGAAGTTTGGCAGTATCAACAAAGAGTGTTGAGAATCCAACTGCGGAACCTTGAACTGCAGCAGTTGTTGCTGTTCCTAAACCTGCAACTTTAATTTGAGTATTATTGTTGAATAGTGAATCTTGTCCAGGTCCAATAGATAATGGTGGATCTAGTAATTTGAAGTTAACACCAACATTTGGT